TTCAAGTGCATTCATAGCCAGTGTCACTGGATTTAAACTAGATGCTAGTTTACCTAATCCGCTGGCTGCTGATGATGCAGCCGAACTGGTAGCGCCACCGCCGCCACCTCCGCTGCCTAGACCACCGCTTTGGCGAATCTGATTGATCATAGCATTTAGCTTGACCATGTTGACATTCATAGCCTGTGCTACTGCTAATAATTCTGCTAGTGTTGCTTCGGTTGCGCCGCCCATAGTTTAAAAAACCACCATAAAGTGCATAGATAAATATTAGGAAATAACTCTATGTAAGTTATTTATTGGAGACAAACATGCAATCTAAACCCTTGCCTATCAAAAATAATCCGCTGTCAAAATTTATGCGACAGCCAAAAATCTATATAACTCTGCCCAGCGGAGGAGAATATTGGGCACCGGGAAGTCTTGAACTTACGGAAAACGGGGAATTTCCTGTATACTCTATGACTGCTAGAGACGAATTATTGTTTAAAACTCCAGACGCACTAATGATTGGACAGGCTGTTGTTGATGTTATCCAAAGCTGTATCCCAAACATATTAGATGCTTGGCATACTCCTAACATAGATATTGATGTTATTTTAATTGGTATACGACTAGCAACCTACGGTGAAAAAATGGATACTAATTTCAGCGTCGGTGAAGAAGAAATGACCTATCAAGTTGATCTTGCTATGTTATTAAATCAACTCTATGAATCAATTTCCTGGAATGAAAAAATTGACATCGGTACATCAATGTGCCTATATGTTAAACCAGTTACATATCTCACAGCCAGTAAGACCAGCCTAAACACATTTGAAACTCAAAAGATAATGAATTTAGTTAATAACAGTGAGCTCAGTGAAGAACAAAAAATTGAAACATTTAAAGAAAGTTTTAAAAAGCTCACAGATCTAACTGTAGGCATTGTTAATGGCAGTGTTTATAGAATCGAAAGTGTAGCAGGCACTACAGAAGATCCAGATCACATTGCAGAGTTTATGGCAAACTGTGACAAAGAAATCTTTGATGCTGTAAAAAATAGACTAGATGAACTTCGTAAACAGAACAGTCTCAAGCCGTTTAAAATTAAAGCCACAGAAGAAATGATTGCCAACGGCAGTGCTGAAGAAATAGAAATTCCATTAACATTTGATCCTGCAAATTTTTTCGGATGAGGCTTTTGTCCTTGACTCTGGAGGAGATCCGAGCCCTAGCAGAGAAGATGGAAAAAGAGGCAAAAGCCATAAAGTCAGAATTGTTTAGAATTGCTTGGTTTATGAGAGGTGGTCTATCAATCTCAGAAGCCTATCAGACTGACTGGCTAGATCGTGAAGTTATATCAAAGATCATCGAAGACAATCTAGAAACAACTAACAAAACTAGACTGCCTTTCTTTTAAAGTCGTCTACCTAAGAATTTACTGTAACCTTCGTTTGATCCTAGACCAATATTTGGATTGTCATCAGCAGGATGACTTAGATCAACCGCCGGCTTTGTTGGCGCGGCTGCGGGTTGTACAGGCGGTGTTTGTGCCTGCTTCTTTTGATTCAATTGGCTACCTTGCTGTTTGATTGCTCTAACTAACATTGCAGATAGTTTAGTTATTTTAGAATTAATATCACCACCTGCCCTAATATAGTCCATCCATGCTTGGATCAATTTGTTAGGATCCGAAAAAGGATTTCCTGCCGGTCCAGGCTCTGCTTGAGCAGGAGCGGTTTGAGTAGGCTGTGGTGCCACTGCATCTGCGCCACCATCAACATTTATACCTCTCTGTGCGGCTACGATCCTACTGTAATTTTTAGAAACAACTTTATCAATAATTTGGTCAACTTGTGCATTTGATAATGTTGTTGTATCTTCTGCTACTCTTAAATTTGGATTATTCGGATTCGCCTTATGCACTAAACCTTTAGCAGTTGGGGTTATTGTTCCGCCAGAACTTGACGGTGTTGAACTTGGTGCGCTAGGCACATTGCTTGCAGGTGGTGTTTCTGGATCAAGTGTAGGTTCAACTCTAACTGGTGGCTCTTTTACATTAGATGGTTGTGCAGGTGTAGCGGCCGCACTTTGAGCCGGTGCTTGCGGTGTAGGTGGAGTTTCTGGTACGGTATCGTCGATATTGAGGCCGTAACTTGATAAGAAATTATGAAGATTATCCTTAGTTGCAGGTTGTCCACCACCTACAAGACGCATGAACTCATGCTTTAACCTTGCGGCTATTTTCTTTGCATGTTCTCTACCTTGTCTTTCACTACCACTAGCTTTATAACCAGATACTGCTCCTTTAATACCTGCTCCTAGCTGTGAAAAACTTAGTTCATCAAGTTGTTCTTCTGTCAGAAAATCGTTAAATTTCATAATCCTGCTCTTATAATGAGACTAATATTTAGTGAGCTTACGCTCACTTGCTTCTTCGTTAACACTCGAAGCATTTTCTCATCGAAGATGATATTAGTATTATCCAGATTGTATGGTCACACTTAGCCCGTCGCCGGGCAAAGATTTGAGCATTATCCGAGTTGAACAAGTCACTTAGCGTTAGGGTTTTTAGCAGAGGCGGTTGTCCGGTACCTCCATCCCCGTCTTTATACAACGGCGCTTATACTGCTATACGCTAACATAGTAGTATAAGGTGTGGTTATTGTTAATTCCACATCTTTTTGCCTATACATTCCTCTTCAAACAACCAAATCGCAGGGCTTAATTAGCGATCCTCATCCTTTCGGGTAGTGGTTGAGTACTCTTAACGGCGAGAGATTTCCATCCCTGCGACCCGAGGTCCAGGTTTAGGGCTCCAGAAATTAGCAGGAGCAAGCCATTACCGTTTTAAGTGCCTTAAATTTTCTTTATATGTGAGCCATGGACACGGACTTGTATATGTCCGTTATAGTATTCGTCTGATTCTAATACTTTGCGGTCGAATTGTTCGCGGGCCTCAATGTACGATGTTTCTGCTTTACTTTTACAATAGTAGAGAATTTCTCGTGTGAATTTGTCTTTGCCTAGTTTGTCTATGTCTGCTGTTAAGTTGGGACTGGACCCGTAGTATTCCTGCCAGTCACTGTCTATCTTTGATCTAATTTTCTTTTTCTTCTTTGTGCCGTTCTTTAACTTTACAGTCTTGTAGGTCGTTTTACTAAACTTTGCTAATTTTTTGCCAATATATTTGCGCCCCGAGACAATGTTGGTTATGCAATAAACAAAACCAACACAATCATCGGGTAATTCTTCAACAATAGACCCTTGATAGGTCCATGTCATTATTTTGTTGCCTTAGCTTCTTTTCTAGAATTCTTCTCTTCTGTAATTTCGTTACGACGAGCTTTAATTAGTTTTCCAACTTCAGCCAATGCTTTACGAGCACGAGTTCCAGCCGCGCCATTACCGCCGGTAAATTTTGCGTCTTCTTTTTCCCACTCTGCTACTGCTCTTTTAATTTGTTCTACTGTGGTGTCCATTTTATTTTTCCTTTTTTGGTCTTCCTATTTTTTTAGGTATTAACTTGAGCCTTTCTCGCTCTTCTCGTAACCGTTGCTTTCGTTGTTTATTCATTAGCCCTGCTTCTATAGTTGTGGATTGACAACCTTTAAACAGTTCCTTCTCCATCCGTCGAAGTTTTCTTAGTGCGTTCCTTAGATTAACTCCGCCTTTTATATTAACATCTCTAATAAAATAAACATGGCAATTATGCACCTCTGCTAGTATCTCGACGAACTTAGAATAAGAATCGATATATTTCTCTAGCTCAGACATTTATCCTTACGCCTCAACAAAGTCCACATCATTTGAGTAACTGGTAAAACCGTTTTCTTTTATAACTCTAAGTACATTGTTTACACGGCCTACTAGTTCGTCTTTGTGTGATATTAGATATATATTCTTATTTCGTTCTCGACCCATCTTTTTAAGGACCGCAAGGCCTGACTCGACACCTGCACTGTCCATGCCGGCATCAATTAATTCATCAATGAAAAGTAGATTTAGATGCTGATATAAGTTTTCCCATACATCTCGGAATGCAAAACTTAGACTTAAAATTAGCCTATTTCTTTCCCCGCGACTTAAATTATCAAAGTCTAGGTCCTGACCTAACTGCGTAATCTCTACAGTTAGATCGTTTTGGAACACAACCTTATGAGGCAGTCCTAGTTTGTCGATGTAGTACCCTAGTCGTTTATTGAGATAAGTTAAGTTTTGATCAATAATCTTTTTACGAACAAAACTATCTTTATTGGTTAGTAGTTTCAATAGAAACTCTTGATGTTCTTTGAGTTTTGACAATGTATTGATATTATCCCAATTAATTTCTTGTATTGCAGAATTTCTTAGTTCGTCAATTTGTTCGTCAAAGGGGTTGTTTTCTTCGGCTCGTTCTTCTATAGCCTGTTCAAGATTATTTAGAGTATTCTGATAACCTAATGCTTCCGCTTCAGTTTCATAATAGGTCTCTGGCTTTTTAGGAAGCTCACCTATTGTTTTTATTTCCTCTAGTAGTTTTTCAAGATCGCCCGATACCTTATCGAGGTATTTTTGTGCATCTGCAAGATTATTCTCAGCAGTAGCAGTCATTTCCTCGTGCTTATGGTCATGAAGTTCTTGTTCACAAGCAGGGCAGGTTCTATGCTCAAGTGTTTCTGCCTCTCGTAGGTATTTGTCTCTTGTTTTTTGTGCTTGAATACATGCACTTTCTAATGTAGCCTTTTGTTTAGAAAGCTCTCTGAGCCTATTGTTATTCTCAGTCCATAGTTTTAAAGATGCATGTTTTTCTAATTCTACTGTTATGTCGATGTTTCGTAGCTCAACAATAGCGTTTAGCATTTTTGTTAAGTCGGCTTCTTTTTTATTTTCCCAAGCTGAACTCTTTAACTCTAGACTGCTAATGCTTTTTTGTATATTTTCGTTGGCAGCTTTAATGCTTTCAATTTTAAAATTTTCTACCTGGATAGAATCTTTAGTTTCTTTAACTATTTCTTTTAATTGTTCAGCCTTAGTTGACAAAATGGTAATTCCGAGAAGTTGTTCAATTACTTCCCGTTGATCGGCCGCTTTCATCGAAAGAAATGGCTCGGTGTATGTGTTAAGGGCTACAACATGTTTAAACATTGTATGACTCATTTCAATTAACGAGTCAATGTCTTTCTGTGTCTCTCTACTATCGCCTTGACTTTCGTCCTCAGATGACGATTTTTTCTCGTCGTTGTTAACAAAGAATTTCAAGACATTTGGTTTTCTTCCCCGCTCTATGCGATATTGAACACCATTTTTTTCAAACTCTACAGTAACTAACATATTTTTACCGTTAGTTTTATTAATTAAGTTTTCTTTCTTGATGTTTGTTAGAGCTTGTCCGTAGATAGCATAACTCAGTGCGTTAACAATAGTAGTCTTTCCTGTACCGTTGCGAGACCCGCTGTCATCGCCACCAAGATCGAGGTTTGCTCCTAGAACAAGAGTAAGTTGTTCTTTACTAAAATCAACGGCCTGTGTCTGGTTTCCGACCGATAAGAAGTTTTTAACTGTGATATTTTTAATAGTGAACATTATAAATTATTATAGATTTCTAAAAGTACTTTCGAATCAATAGTCTCTGATTCAATGTTTAATAACTGTTCAGTTACAATTTGATCTACACTCTCAAAAGTAGAATCTGGATTATCATCTGTTGTAACATCAACATTATTTTTTTCTTGAATAAGACTTATGTCTCTGATATCATAGTTGTTAATAAAGTCTTCTTTGACAAAGTTTGCCTCTTCATAACTTACATCTATATCTAGATTAACTCTGAGATACATTTTTGACTTCATGATAGTATCTTTTTCGTCGATTAACTTGCTAAGTTTGAGAGTTCGATACTTAGGAGCATCTGGCCAAGTTTTAAATTCTGGCTTTCCTCCCCAGTCTAACAGCATCATTCCTCGATCATCATCCCATGTGTCGGCATAGTTGTGAGGGAATGCATTGCCTATGTAAACAATTTTTCCTTTGGTCTGCCTCTTATGGAAGTGACCGCTAAAAACATAGTTTTGATGTTTGAAATGTTCAACTTGTAATTCACCATGGTCTGGCATTTGTACCATAGCGTTCATCATGAATGACGGTAGTTCGAAATGACCAAACATGTATTTGCTTTTAACCTGTCCGATCGATTTCCATTCATCCCCGACTAACCAAGGAACTAGGGTAACATCATCAAGAGTTGTAATACCGTCTACAACGGTAACTCCTGGAATGTGCCGACCAAAGGCACTTGAATGAATGTCACGCTTGTCCTTATAAAACAAATCGTGATTTCCTGGAAACCAAAAGAATTGATCGAACGCGGCACCTAATTTTTCTAAGCATCTTAGACTTGTATCTAAAGTAATAAGATTTATAGAATTTCGATTATGATGCCAATCACCTAAGAAGATACAAGTATCTGCACCTTCTTGTTTAGCTTCTTCAATAAACCAATCTACAAAGTCTTCGCAGTCTTGGTTATGTGTTACTGAATTTGATTTAAGTCCGAAATGAATGTCTGTGAAACAGGCTACTTTTTTAAACAATCCCATTTATTGTTATTCTCCTACTATAACTGTAACAGTATAACTGGGCAAGGTCAAGTGCCTTCTTCTTCATCTTCTATACTTGTTTCCTCAGATTTCGGCATTCTCATATTCTTATACATTTCTGCCTGTCTTGCTGTTTCTTCTGCAAACTCTGCCTGTGTCTGTCTAGTTAAACTTGGGTTAAGTCCTGCAATTTCTAACAAATCATCTCGTATGTTTTGATTTTTCTTTTCAAGATTTAAAACTCTGGTAAAACTGTTAGTAACAGCGGCGGTGTAATAAGCGAACGGATTCTCAGACTTAGACTCATCAAACTGTAAACCAATTTGACTTAACTGTAAAATAGCCTGCCCCTTCATCTCTTCAACATAGGTATAACCTCGCCAGTTGCTACGCTGTGCGTATCTATCACTGAGTTTGATAAACATTTTACCTAAATTTTCAGTGATGCGACCGTGGTCTTTGCTAAAGTGCCCTTTGTCTAGTTTGCCTTTCCAATGACTTTTACCAACACAGATCAACTCGTCATTTTCATCAAATTTCCAATGTTGAAATGGCGGGAAATTTACTTTGTCGTGGCTATCAGCAGTTGTTTTCGTGGTCTTTTTTCGTCCCGGCGCTAAAGGTATATGATCAAAAGTCATTATTCTAATAATAATTTCCGTCTTTTGAACAGTCTTATAATCGGGTGTTACTTCTGATAATTTTATTTTCTTATCACCGCTGGCCCTTGCAATCACAAATGCTTCTAATCCTATTCGTTTGGCCCTATTTCGTTTTGCTTCTGCTATTGTTCTAATGTTAATTTTGTCTAAACTTGGTAAAATTATATCGTGCTGACTATATTCTGGTTTAACAAAACTGCTATACGAACATTTGCTTCTATGTATTTCGGCTAATAAATCTCTGTTATTAAGATATTTTACCTTTCGCCCAGTAGGCGTGGTAGTAACTGTCATGGTCATCTTGGTGCGACCTCCTTTGGATTAGTATACAGGAAACGGGGACTGCTGGTCAACCGAATAGTTAACTTTGTACTTTATTTACGAAGGTAAATATGGTACAAGGAAAAAATTATGAGTGAAAAAGGCTTCTCAGATATATTTATCGACACGGGTAAACAGTTCTACGAAAGTTCAGGACTTAAAGGGTTAGTCAATGTTGTTGATAGGCTTCGCGGCAAGAAAGGTGAACTTACAGGAACAACTCCTAAAAAGCCATTTACGGGAGCAGACTTTACTGGAGAAAAAGATTATAGGGCAAAGATCAAAGTCCCTACTAGCTACCTAACTGATTCAACAGTTGGTCCTTACTCTGGATCTCCTTTAACCGCACTCGGCGGCATTGTTTTTCCTTATACACCAACAATATCTCAGGAATATTCAGCGGTCTATAATACTGCAAATCCAACTCACTCGAATTATTCTTTATATTTCTATAAGCATAGCACACCGAGTGCTATTTCAGTATCTGGAAAATTTTCTGTACAGAACGATCAAGAAGCTCACCTTTGGTTAGGAACCTGTCATCTTTTGAGAGCACTAACAAAGATGAAGTTTGGGTTTGATGTTAATGCCGGTAACCCGCCGCCTGTATGTAGATTTTTTGCATATGGCGACATGCAGTATAAAAATGTTCCTGTAGTAATACAAAGTTTCAGAGTTGAATTGCCTGACAGTGTCGACTATTATGCAACCACAACCAAAGGTAAGTCTGCCTATTCAGGGATTAATAATATGGTACCAACAGTTTCTCAAATTACATTATCGTTGTTACCGATGTACAGTAGAAGAGAACTGTTAGGACAAAGTCAGGTAGATGATTATCTAACTGGCGGACCAAATTTAAGACAGCAAGGATATCTATAATATGGCCTATAATGCTTCAAGTCCTTATTCCGCAACACCTAGTAACGGGTTCTATCTTGATATAATGAGTTTTAGAAGCTTTCCTAGTCTTGACAGCGACATGGAATATGAAATTTTAAAACAACACGAACATAGACCGGATTTACTTGCTTATGATCTTTATGGAGATGTAAATCTTTGGTGGGTATTTGCAGTTCGTAACAAAGATATTATCAAAGATCCTGTGTATGATCTTTATGCAGGACAAAAGATTAAGATACCTCAAACTGAAACACTAAGGAAGTCCTTGGGAATATAATTTATGGCAGAGCCCCTACAACCGCTACAGTCAGTAAATGTTGAAAGAAGAACAGTAACCCCTGTGGTTGTGGGAGAAACTGTCTCAAAAAAAACAACAACAACAAATCTAGATTGGGATGGAAAGTCTAACATCTTACATTCGTTTCGATCGTTCACTTATAACTTTACACTTGCAGCCTTAAAGAAAGACCATCTTGAAAATCCTGATTCTATTAGGAAGTCTAAAGACTTTTATGTTATTGCTAAGTCTTCTGGAAAACTAGGAAACGATATTAACTATGATGACGCCCCCGGCGATGCAAAAAAATTAATAGAAGGGTTTAATTCTAAGAGCCCGGGATCTTATGACATGTTTATTAACAATGTCGACATTGAAACATTGATGGCATTTAGTAAAACTACTAATCTTAGTATGGCTACAAAAATTTCTTTTGAAATTTACGAGCCAGTGAGTATTAACGGATTTATCGAAGCCTTACAAGTTTCTGCCCGAGCCGCAGGCCATAAAGGGTATATGGCAAGTCCTTTTCTATTATTAATGGAGTTTACAGGTTATCCAGATACACAAAAAACAGCCAGTGATAATGCTGTTAAGTTAGATGATAGAGCTAGTAGATATTTTGTAATAACAATAACGACTGTAGAAGCAGAAATGTCTGAACTAGGTACAAGATATAAGGTCAATGCAGTCGCACACAATGAATTAGGGTTTTCTACTATTACAAAAAGTAAGCACCCACTTCAAGTTGAAGGAAAGAATGTTGGAGAACTTTTAGAAAATTTAATGAAAGCTCTTGAAGATTCTGCAAAGACAGCTATCGAAACTGATCAAGCGGCTCCATCTGGCACAGAACTTGTGTATGACAAATTTAGCATAGTTTTTCCTTCTAAAAATGGCGAGACATTAGATTATAATACTAAGAACGAAAAAGTATATAACGCTACATTAGTAGAAGATCTTTCGAGCCCGCAAATTTTTTCTTTTCCAAAACCCGGAGAAACAAAATACGATGCATATAAAGGGAGGGGTTCCTCTAAAGGATCTGTGCCTACTAATTTTGAAAGATCGAGCGTAATATTTGCGGCAGGATCAAGTGTACAAGATATGATATCTGCTATCATACGAGATAGCACATTCTGCAAAGATATTGTTAAAAAGGTAGACGGCACTATTCAATCTCAAATGGTCGAATATATACATATTTCAGTAGAGTCGATACCTTTAGATAAATGGAATACAAAAACTTTAAGGAATGCCTACCATTATAGATTTGTAATCATTCCTTATAAAATGCATTACTCAAGAATACCTTTGTTTCAAAAATTTATGAGTGAATCTGACCAACGGGAACTTGAGCACCTTTATGTGAAAAGAACCTATGATTATCTATACACCGGGCAGAATGTTGATGTAAGAAAATTTAATTTAAAATTTAATAATTTGTTCTTCCAGGCATATCCGCAAGGAATGAGTAATTCTATCTTTTCAAATCCGCAGGCAACCACTAAAATTACACGACAAGGAAAAGATTTACCTAAAGTCGGCGAAGATGACAGTGAAAAATTAACATTGCCTATGTCTATGCGTATCGATGATCCTGCGGTTGCAAATGTTACCAAATACGGGTCCAATGCCGGCCGAAGAGATAGTAATACATATGATGCTCTTGTTGACACCATGCACAGAGCAATATTAGATAATCTTGATATGGTATCATGCGAATTAGAAATTTTAGGAGATCCTTATTTCTTAGTCACCGGCGGCAACGGTAATTATAGACCAAAAATTGTAGATCCAGGAATTACAGAAAATGGCGAGGCACCGTATCATGCAAACGATGTGATTATTGTTTTAAATTTTAAAACACCCATGGACATTAACGACAAGGGTATTGCAGATTTTTCTAAAGCACCTTTTAGTGGTTGTTTTAGGGTTATTAAAGTTCAGAGTAAATTTAGTGACGGTATGTTTACACAGAGATTATTTTTAATTAGAATTCCGGGACAGCCTGACGACACTACTTTATCGGGTTCTCGAGTAAGTAGGGGCGCAACAGACAAGACACAGATATTATTAGATGTGGATTTGTCTTCTTCAGGAGAAGCATAAGATGGGACAAATTGATAGAAAAGGTTTTAAATTACCTCATCCCGGGCCTTATATCGCTAAGATAACAAACCACCTCGATCCTACATACATGGGCGGCGTTGAAGCTATGCTCATATTAGGTGTAGCCGGCAGACAAGAACTTAAAAATAGAGTTGTTCCGTTGCAGTATCTTCCTGCTTTCTACGGAATTACTTCGGGTGCATTTGAGGGCAATTCAAATAATAACTTTCAAGATGTACAAAAAAGTTATGGAATGTGGATGGTTCCTCCCGATGTCGGAACTCATGTTCTATGCATGTTTGTTGAAAGTGATTCTAATCAAGGATTCTGGATAGGTTGTGTACAAGACCGCTGGCAAAATCATATGGTGCCTGGAATTGCCGCCAGTACAAATGTTGCCTGGGCGCCTGGACAGAAAGCAAAGTATGGAAATTTAGCCGTTCCAACAGGCGAGTTCTTAAAAAAATCAAACAAAAATTCTTTTGCACCAAATCTTGAACCAAAGCCAGTTCATCCTTTTGCAGATAGACTTTTAAAACAAGGCCTATTAGCTGACCCTAATAGAGGAATTACAACATCAAGTGCTCGACGAGAAATTCCTAGTGCAGTATTTGGCATTAGCACACCTGGTCCTTTAGATTCGTCAGGCCGTAAAGGTAAGATAGGCTATGATGAAAAGGTTGAAGTTCCCGTTAGTAGACTAGCTGGACATACATTTGTCATGGATGACGGCGATGTTAAAGGTGACAATCAATTAGTTAGAATAAGGTCAAGCTCTGGTCATCAAATATTGTTAAATGATACAATTGGTATTGTTTATATTGCTAATGGCAACGGCACCGCTTGGATAGAAATGACCGCTGCCGGCAAGATAGATATATTTGCCGCTGATTCGATCAGTGTGCATACCGAAGGTGATTTTAATTTTAGGGCAGAACGAGACTTCAACCTTGAAGCAGTTAGAAACATTAATATAAAATCGTCGGGAAATACCGTAATCAACTCTACACAAAATTTTGATCTCAGAGTGACAGGCGATGGAAAAGTGAGGTTTGATGGTGCATACAGCGAATTTGTTAGGGGTGCATATAAAGTTACTTCGTCCGGGTCTATGGATCTATACAGCTTAGAAACCTTGGCATTGAGTGCAAATTCGAATGTTAACCTCATGGGGGCGCAAGGGATAAACTTGGCAGCTCCAAAAATTAAAAGCAATAGTGGCGGCGCAACAGCACCTAACGGTGCTACAGATGCGTTTAATGCTACACTGTTAAAAGAGTTTGTAATTCCTTCTACAGACGGAAGTCTTTCTTGGTCGAGCAGATATGACAGTGGTAGCAAGACTTCTATAATGCAACGGGTGCCTATGCACGAGCCGTGGTCACAGCATGAGTCGTCGAGTCCTGCTTTATTTGCAAAAGAAAAGACAGATGTTCAAACAGGCGGACAAGCAGGAAATACAGGAGTTGCTTCTAAGTCTTCATCTAATCCGGTTTCTCCTCCTATGAATGCTAATACTCCGTCTGACTGGGTTAAAGATGACGAGTTTATTAACAAAGTCAAGGCTTTAGCCGCAAAACTAAAGTGTGACTATCTAGATTTGTTGGCAATTATGTATGTCGAAACAGCAAAGACTATGAGTCCGTCTATTAAGAATCCTGGAAGTTCTGCAACGGGCTTGATCCAGTTCTTAGAAAAGACAGCTAAAGGATTGGGGACTAATACAGGTAGTCTTGCCTCGATGACTAGAGTTCAACAAATGACTTATGTTGAAAAGTATTTCATGCAATTTCCAGCTTTAACAAAAATGTCAAACCCTTCTGTAAGCGATCTTTACATGGCAGTATTTGCTCCAGTTGGTATAGGCAAGCCGGATAATTTCCCTATATATACAGTTGCAGATGGCGGAGCATATTCAAGTAATTCTAGGTATGATAGAAACGGTGACGGCAAAATTACAAAAGCAGAAGCTAGTCAAGATTTAGGGTATGCTAAGACGGCCGTAAAGACTAAATTAGGACTCAAATAAATATATCATGGCCTATAAAAATCTTGTTATTAACCCTCCAAAGTATCCAAATACTGACCCTCATAAAGAGTCTCAGTTTTATAAAGGATTTAGTACGGTTAATAATTCTTCTGATGTTAGGTTGTTTGACCGAGAATTAGTTAAACAAAACTTAATAAATCAACTGAATACCAAAAAAGGCGAAAGGGTAATGAACCCAGAGTTTGGTACCATTATATGGAATCTTATTTTTGAACCTCTAACAGATGCACTCAAGGAAGCAATTCAGGAAGATCTAAACAGGATTTTTTCTAGTGACCCTAGGATAACCCCAACTGCCGTAATGATCGTTGAAAAAGATTATGGGCTTCTGATTGAAGCAACCCTAGTGTATAGCAATTCTGACCAAACTGAGACTGTTATGTTTAATTTTGATAAAAGCCTCGGTCTAACGGTCAAGTAATATACCAACATTATCTATCAAATAAATACGGTATCGGAATTTAAATTATGATACCATCAACAACTAACAGATTACTTGTAACCGAAGATTGGAAAAAGATTTACCAATCTTACAAGAATGCCGATTTTAAGAGCTACGACTTTGATACTCTTAGAAGGACAATGATCACTTATCTTAAGGAAAATTATCCTGAAGATTTTAATGACTTTATTGACAGCAGTGAGTATATTGCTCTTATTGATCTGATTGCTTATCTAGGACAGAATTTAAGTTTCCGCATTGATTTAAATGCTCGTGAAAACTTTTTAGAAACTGCTGAACGCAGAGAAAGCATTTTAAGATTAGCCAGACTAATCAACTATAATGCTAAAAGAAATGTAGCCGCTAGCGGAACAATGAAAATTATCAGTGTGCAAACCACTGACAATGTATATGATAGTAACGGAACTAACCTAGCAAATACTCCTGTTTCTTGGAACGATCCAAATAATATTAATTGGTTTGAACAGTTTGTTACGGTACTTAATGAGGCAATGCCGTCTGGCATGTCTTTCGGAAAGCCAACGGCTAAAGGAACCGTTGACGGCATTACTACTGAAAAATATAAACTGAATAGCAGTAACACAGATACCGTTCCTGTTTATACTTTTTCAAAAGCAATTGGTGGAACATCGTTAACTTTTGAAATTGTTTCTTCCGATTTTAATTCTAATATTATTGAAGAAACTCCTCGACCTGGAAATCAGTTTGCCTTCTTATACAGGAATGATAACAGAGGTAACGGTTCTAGCAACACCGGCTTCTTTGTACAATTCAAACAAGGTACATTAAGCTCTTCTAACTTTAATATTGACAATCCTGTTCCTAATGAAGTTATAGGGATCAACACACCTAACATTAATAACTCCGATGTATGGTTATGGCAATTAAATTCAGACAGTACATATCCCGAAAGTCCGTGGTCTCAAGTTTTAGCCACTACTGGAAATAATGTTATCTATAATAGCTTATCTGAAAATAATAGAAATTTATATTCTGTAATCACAAGAGAAAACGATCAGATTGATTTAAACTTTGCTGATGGAAGTTTCGGCAACTTACCTAAAGGGCAATTTAAGTTATTCTATAGACAGAGTGCAGGAATTTCTTACATTATCAAACCTGAACAAATGAGTAATGTTAACATTGCTGTTGCTTATACCAACAGTAAAGGACAATCACATTCTCTTTCAATGTTAGTCAGTCTTCAATATACAGTAAACAATTCTGCGGCTAGCGAAACAGACGAACAGATAAAATTAAAAGCACCACAGGCGTTCTATACTCAAAATAGAATGGTTACTGCTGAAGACTATAATGTGTTACCATTGACAGCAGGTAATGATATTCTAAAAGTTAAAACAATTAATAGAATGTCTAGCGGAATATCTCGATACTACGAAATGACAGATATTACAGGCAAATACAGTGATGTAACGATATTTGCTAATGATGGTATTTTATACAAACAACCTAAGGAATATGTTTTTGAGTATGATGTTACTACAAAAAATGACATTAAGTTCAGTATCAAAAATAATCTATCTACAGTTTTTAATTTAAAAGAATTTAGATCTTTTTATCTAGACAATTACACAAGGCCTAGTCTTTTATTAGATAATCAAACTATTTCTTGGGTTCAAAGTACTAAGACCACAAATCAAACAACAGGATATTTCCGTGTAGGCTCGGGAGAAACTCAGTTTGATGGCGCCGCCCCAATACCTGCCGGAACCTATTCGTCAAGTAATTTAAAATATGCAACAGTTGGATCATTAGTTAAGTTTGTTGCACCAATTAAATCTGTTAACGGTGTATTAAAACAGCACTATTTTTTACCTAATGGAAAATTAACAACAGTAGAAGATGAAAGTACATTTTTGACAAAGTGGTGTAAAGTTGTATCGATCATAGGTGACGGTTATAATGGAGGAAAAGGTAGTCTTTCCACAGGAGTAGGCCCTGTTACATTCACAGGTAACATTCCAACCTATGCTACACCAACTGAGGTAATAACAAAATTTGTTACAATTATTCCACCTGAGATTGAAAATGCTATTGTTAATTTAAGTTTTAATAAAATTAATTTTGGTCTCAGTCTTGACCCCGACACTAATTCTTGGTACATTGTATCTGATACAAATATTGATTTACTATCACCATTCAGTCTTAACTATCAGAAAGACACAAGTGATAAAAATAAAGATGCTAGTTGGATGGTAGCATTTGTTTGGACTGGAGTTAATTACAAGGTTAGATATAGAGTTAGCGAGTACATATTTGAAAGTCAGAATGAGACAGCATTCTTTGTTGACAATTCTATACCTAATTATGATTATATCAATGATACAGTCATTAAAGATAACATTACAGTTTTGGGAATTAATGCTTCTCCTATTAGTGCCAGTGGTTCTTACATAAAGCAAGATAATATGTGGCAGATTGATTCTGCTATTATTGAACCTGATGGTTATCAAGAGCCTAAGAAAGTTAAAGTCAGCTTCTACGACAAAGACGACGACGGACAAATTGATAATCCAGATGCATTTGTTGATATTGTATCTCCTGCTACAACTAGTTCTCAAACAACCTACCTTTATAAGTTTGTTGTTTTTAAGAAAAGATCTGATGGTTTACGATACGATTTGATCGACTCTGGTGATTTTAAATTTTATCCTAGAGAAATTGATGTTGATCCTGCTGATAAAGTAGACGGACAACTTTTCTATTTTTATAATAGTAACATTGATGTAGTCAAAAGTTGGTCGGAAGAACTAGGGGACTATGTAACAGAAGTAGATTACTTTGCAAGGTTTGGTCGTCCTAATATAAAATTTAAGTACGAGCACAAATCCCCAGACAATAGAAGAATTGATCCTAGCAAGACAAACTTAATGGATATATACCTTCTCACCAAGTCTTACGATACTGAGTTTAGAACATGGCTTACTAACGGAACAGGCGCACAACCGTTACCGCCAACTAGCCAAGGACTTGATTTGTCGTATGGCGGTTCTTTAAATTCTTTAAAGAGTATCAGCGACGAACTAGTATTCCATCCTACAAAATATAAAGTATTATTTGGAAACAAATCTGTGCCTCAACTCCAGGCAACATTTAAAGCGTCTAGAAATAATGCTAGATCAAATAGCGACAATGCTCTAAAAACAAGGATACTAACAGCAATTGAGAGCTTCTTTGCAATTGATAATTGGGATTTTGGTCAAACATTCTATTTCAGCGAATTAGCAACCTATGTTATGAATATAATGACTCCGGATATTACTAACTTTGTAATTGTTCCTAAACAAGAAAATGCGTTTGGAAGTTTGTTTGAAATTAAATGTCAGCCAAACGAGATTTTTGTTTCGGGCGCAACAATTTATGATATAGAAATAATTGACTCTATTACAGCATCAGAAATTAGGTCGAGCGGGAATGTTGTTAACACAGTCGGAGGCCAGGTATAATGCAAACTGAAAACAGAAAGTCAATTAACTTACTGCCTGCCTTCTTTAGAACTGAAAAGAATGAAAAGTTCTTGTCAAGCACTCTTGACCAATTAATTTCTCCTCCCAAATTAACTAGAATTGACGGATTTGTTGGAAGCAAAGATACGCCTAACTATCAAGAAGGCGACCAATATTTGCCAGAAACTAATCCGTTAAGAGCAGAGTATCAGTTAGAACCGGCATTGGTAGTTAGAACATTAACATCAGAAATTAGAAAAGCATTTGCCTTAGACGATTTGTTAAATCAAATTCAAACCCACGGCGGCACATCTTCTAACTTAGATAGGACATTTGATCCTAGGTTCTATTCTTATGATCCTAAGATTGACTGGGATAAGTTTGTCAACTATAGAGAATATTTTTGGCTACCTATGGGCCCAGATCCGATTACAATTACCGGCGAAAGAAAGAATCCGATTCTTGAGTATACTATTACAGATGCACAAGATAAGTTACAATTCTTGTTTAATGGATTAACAACTACAGAACAGTTAACTCTATATAGGGGTTTTACATACATATTCAATGTAGATTCTATTCATAATTTTTACATTAAAGGTGTTGCAGAATCTGGTAGTGCTAATCTTTTTAACACCAATATAGTTAACAATGGGACCAAGAAGGGTAAAATATATTTTACTGTCGACTGGGCCACTCCTGAAAGATTATATTATAGTTCAAATGATGAACAACTTTCTACGGGATTAATTTTAGTTAAAGATCCTGCAACTAATTCAAAGTTAGATGTTGAAGAAGAGATTTTAGGAAAGTCTCAATATACTGCATCTAACGGACTAAAGTTTATCAACGGTCTAAAAATCAGATTTGAAGGAACTATATACCCTGAATCATTTAGAGACAGCGACTTTATTGTTGAGGGTGTTGGAAAATCGATTAAGCTAGTTAGGTTTAAAAATTTAGAAGCGCCAGATACAGAGAGTGATCTATATAATAGCAGGTTTGACGGAACAAACTTTGATCAATTTCCGTTTGATAATTTTTCTAATATTCCCGTAGTTCCAGAATATGTGACAATAAATCGAGCTAGTTCTGATCTTAATCCTTGGAGTAGATATAATAGATGGTTCCATTCTAATGTTCTTAAAGTTACCGCTGATCAAAATAATACTATTTTAGATCTTCCTGTAAATTATCGAGCATCGAGGCCGATTGTTGAATTTAAACCTGATATTCAACTTTACAACTTTGGAAACCAGTCTATTGCAGGTGTTGATTTAGTTGACAATATTACTAAATCAGCATTTGATTTAGAAGGCAAGAACGGTTACTATATAGATGGTGTGTTACTAGAAGAAGGGTTTAGAGTAATTTTTGCGGCAGATAAGGATGCACTTGCAAGAAGCAAAGTTTTTAGAGTAACATTTATTAATGCAACTTCAACAAGAAAATTTATCAATTTAATTGAAGAATCTGATACAGTTGTAGAAGGTAGTATAGTTGTTGCTAGACTAGGTGAAAAATATAAAAATACTTCTTGGCACTATAAGAAGGGTTACTGGATTTTTGGTCAACAAAGAGTGTCAAGGAACCAAGCACCACTGTTTGATCTCTATGACAAAGATGGAGTTAGCTACGCAGACCCTGATTATTATTCTACAAATTTTTCAGGAAACAAAATTTTTGGTTACGGTATTGGTTCTGGTGTTAATGATCCTGTACTCGGATTTCCTCTAGTTTATAGGAATACAAGTGTAGAAGGAACATATCTTTTTAAGAATTATTTTACAATAGATAGTTTTTCATTTGTAAATCAAACGAAAGCTTCGTCTATATCTACGGCAAAAACATTCTTGATGATTGGTTCAGAATTATCTGATGTGTGGGCAGAAACAGAACCTTATACTATTAAAAATACAAACGGTGTATATGAAGTTCCTATAAACATGGTTAATAATCCGTTTAATGAATCAATTAGTGAATTTACACTAACAGAAGTTACGGATCATATTAAGACAATGGTTGATAGGTCCTTGGATTTTGACGGAGTATTTCCTGGTGCAAGTAATTTAAATGAATTACACGACATATCAAAATATGGAACTAGATTAATATCAAATTTAAATTCGATTGCCTTTGCACATCATTTTGTTACAGACTTAGATAATAGTATTGTCAATTCAATCAGGATAGTCGGAGAAAATTATCTTCAGTTTAAATTTAATTTCATTAAAACTATATCGACGGTAAATCAATTATTAGATCCAAGCACAGCGGTTGATGAAGTGTTGGCAATTCTTAATGCCAATAAGACAACAGTATTCCCTTATTATCGAAGCGACATGCTAGGGTATGGTGACGATGTTGTTTTAAGAAATTATAAAGTTACTGATGCAAGAAATAAAAAATATTCAGTACCGGTAGAGTTTGATCTTTCTAAGTTAAGTGCTCAATCAGTTCTAGTTTATCTAAATGATCAGCAATTAGTCTATAAAAAAGAATATCAATTTGATATCTATAACAGAGATGTTCTCATACTAAACGATCTTCAACGAGACGACATAGTCACGGTTAAGTATTATTCTAATACTAATGGGTCTTTTGTTCCGCCTACACCAACAAAATTAGGACTGTATCCTGCATACGAACCTAAAATATTTGTTGACGATTCTTATGCCTCCGAACCAAAAACAGTTATTCAAGGACACGATGGTAGTTTAACAGTAGCGTTTGATGATTATCGAGATGCTATTATTTTAGAGTACGAAAAACGAATTTATAATAATTTAAAAGTTTCTTATCGAAATGATCTATTAGATATTAATTCAGTCTTTCCTGGAATATTTAGAAATAACGAATTTTCATACAAAGAAATACTAAATCCTCTTCAGAGAGATTTTACTAAATGGAAGAATTCTTTCAATGTCGAAGTAGAGAAAAATTTAACATTTGATATTCTCAATGATAAGACATATAATTATTCTGCAATAGTAGGCCCGGACGGAGTTAATTTACCTGGAAATTGGAGAGCAATTTTCAAGAAATACTTTGATACCGATAGGCCTAACACACATCCTTGGGAAATGTTAGGGTTCAGCGAACAGCCTAGTTGGTGGGAGGGCGAATACGGACCGGCACCTTATACATCGGGTAACACAGTTTTATGGGATGATATCCGAGACGGCAAGATTGTTTCTGGAGATAGAGCAGGATTCCATGAAATATATGCAAGGCCGGGCTTGTACGATGTACTTCCTGTAGATGAAAACGGTAACCTAGTTTCGATAAGGAATTGGGGCCCAATTGGTCAGTCTGCTTCCTTAGACACTGTCAGCAATGCATGGTCTTTTGGTGATATGGGTCCTGCAGAAACTGCATGGAGAAGAAGTAGCTACTGGCCGTATGCTGTCCAAATAATTCTTTCTCTAGCTAAACCTGCATCATATGCTTCCTTATTGTTTGATACTAGTAGGATTGTAAAAAATGCTACCGGAAAATATGTATATTCTGAAGATATGCTGTTCATTAGTCCGTCGAGGGTATTGTTGCCTTACGATACTATAGATGGCGTTGTGACTCTTGCATCGGGATATAGTGTATTTGTTGTTGAAACAGGTTTGCTAAAAAACACCGACTACCTTAGTAACTTAAAAATAGAATTATCTACATCACAGATGAATTTAATGAACAAAGTCGGCGGCTTTGTTAGCAAAGATAAGCTAGAAGTAGTCATCGATTCTGTTAACCCAAACAGTATTAATCCCGGTGTACTTCTTCCAACAGAAGATTATTCTATATTTTTTAATGTGAGTAATCCTGTTTCATCGTTAGCAATATCTGGAGTAATCATTCAAAGACATAGCGGAAGTTATATTATTAGAGGATACGACCAAACAGACCCGTATTTTAATATATATGCTCCAGTACATCAAAAGAGTGACACAACTATATTAGTTGGAGCAAAGTCAGAAGACTATTTGCCGTGGGCTAGCAGTACTTTTTACTCTACTGGACAGGTAGTTTTATATCTAAATGTATTCTACAGAGTTGTAG